ATTAGGACAGAAATCAGACATAAAATTATTTCCTTGACAAGTTTAGTTTATATGCTATAATAATTTATATATAATATACTTACGTATATATATATATACATATTATATATTAACCTACCTTGTACTTAACCCAATCACCTGACTCAACAACAGGATACTTAGAGTACCGAGTGTAGTCTTCTACAAAGTAGATCCATGCTTTAGTCATTGTACCATCTTCGAGATTGATGTCAACTTCTTTTCGATTATAAAATCGTGGGTACCCTTCCAACCCATCCAAGTGACGGAAGGTATTGTCGTCAACCTCGTACACTTCTACCTGCACTGGTGCTGGTGGGAAGTCAGGAGAGTGTGTTATCGCAGGGAACCCACCGAGACTGTGCATTGTGAAGGGTTCTGCTGTCTGGCCACGCTTATGCTCTTCGATGTGGCCTAGATAAGACCGGTGATTGCCCATGTTCTTACGCAGTGAACCATACACTGCTACTAAATGTGTAGACATTTTACTTTTCCTTTACGTCAGGTAGTTTTTCTAATGTCTCTACCAACGTACTCACTGGTACTTTAATAGAATCATTAATGTTTTTGTGGTTCATGCGGCACAGTGTTGCTACGTATGGAGGAGTTCCATCCGATATTGGTTTCATAAACGCTATCCACACATCACCGTCAATCTTGTTGTAGAATCTAAGCCCTTTGTTAAGGGCTATTCTTCTGACCTTCTTGGCAAGTGATGCACTGTAGTGGCAGCGTATGCCACGCGCCGTCATGCCGCAGAGGCAGCACGTACGGCTGCATCAAGAGCAGCTAAGATTTCTTCAACGTTGGCATCCTGCTTCTTAACTCGCTTGTCGTCGCTGAAGTCAGGCTTCTTCCACTCACGGGCAGCAACCTTTCCATTCTTATCTTCATCAGCAGCCCAGATATTGTAGCTGAACGAGGCAACCAAGTTACCTGAGTTCTTGTTCTTGGCTACAGGACCCCGTGTGAATCCAAAGAACTCACAGAAATCTTCCAAGCTAATATCACCAGCATCTTTACCCTGCTTCCACTGAGAGGAACCGCGCTTAAGGTCTGCCCACTCACCATAGTTAAGGACACAGTCTGCCACCACTACGATGCCGGGGATCTGTGGTGCCATCTCCATAATGAAGTGAGTGTACATCTTGTGCTTCTGTTCGAGAGTCAGCTCATTGATAACTCCGTCTGGTCCATCGACGCGGAACCCATGCAGGATTCGTGCGCCGCAGCAATGAGGGAATGAATCAATGTTTGCTGTCATTGTTACACCATAGTGTGTTACTGTTACTGTGCTCATTTGTTTTCTCCGGGGGTCATTGTATCTGTAAACATTTTTTAAATGTTCGTATGTTAATTTTTGGGATGCCGTGCACAACGCTAAAGGCGTCGGCGTTATCTTGGGTAAGTCTTGAAATTCCTAAACTGTGTGTGCCCACAACCACGTGGATATAGACAGGTACGCTGCTCAGAAATCTATGGTTGGCTCGTAGGGGGTAACTTAATCCGCCAATAGATGTGGATTGTTTAAGGCTTGCTAATCTTTCCACTATCATTAGGAACTCTTGGTGGGTTACCGTTGTCGTTCTTACCATGAAAGATCTCATGCGCTAAGATACTCCCGAAATGCAGCTGCATAATTGTCAAGCGTAGTACCCACTAACCCCGGAGCTGTATTAACTTCCAGCACGTAGTAGGTATCACTGTGTTGATTGTAGATCAGGTCAACAGCACCGAAGTCAAGACCTAGTGCACCAACTGCATCAACTGCCAGCCGAGTGGCATCAGCAGGAAGGGAAACATTTTCACGACCAAACACAAAACCATTAGCATGATTACGTACCTGCCAATTAACACTCTCATCAGGTACCTCATGGCTGCGCATCTTGCGTTGTATATCAAAGGCACGATCACCAAGTACATGTACTCGGTACTCCTCCTGCTTCTTGACATACTTCACATAGAGCGGGGCATTAACGAGTGGGTTCTCGCTGTCACTTATGACAATACCACGGCCCTCTGATGCTTTGGTTAATGTACGGCACACAACCACTTGGCCCTCACTGAGCCACCGTTGCGCCTCCTCACGGGACGTTGTAAAAACTGGTATGGTTACATTACCCTCCAGTATATTAAACGCACGTAGCTTGTCTGACGCTACTGCTACTGCATCTGGTCTGTTCAGTACGTGCGGTGTTGTGTCAGTATAGTCCTGACTGCCCCAGTTTATGACAATGTCAGCTGATCGTGGTCGCCAGCGACTACCTCGCCGCTTAAGTACACGGCAGTTTAATGCTGCTGCTAGTGATACAGCAGAGCGAGACCCCTGCTTATAGGGGTATATCTTAGTCGACATGTAGTGCCTCCTTCATTTGTTCAACAGTTACTTGTTTAATGCTACCGTTGCCGGGGTTCCAGTTAACAGACCCTGCCGCAATACCAGAACTGTGTGGCGATAGTAGAGGATTCCGTACATAAAAGTACTTGTGGCTCTGCGCAAGAGAACCAACAGCGCGAGAACCATATAACCTCTCAGCAGCTATGCGTAGTTGTCTTAATTCAGGCATAGAAACAGGTCCACAAAATATGTAGTCAATGCTAGACACGCAACACCTCCAATAATTTTTCTAGTGGTACCTCAATATAACGACCAGTGCTAAGTACGTGTTCCATAACTGGGGTGCTGGTTATACAAAAGCACGAATAATAACCAACCGTCTTGGACAGTCGTATAGCAAAACCAATAACACCATGACTTATTTTTGGATTGATATGGTGTTGTGGTATTATCTTTCTTGCCCCATTCATCAGCCTGCGTGCAACATCCAAGTCCGTTACACGGCACACGAGGTAGGGATTCTCAATAGCCATGTGCTTGGTACCTCTTTAGTTCTTTGAGACAGCTACCAGTCACATGCACATACTCGCCAGAGTCGTGTATCTGTACGTCTTTCAGTTCGTCCAGTGTGAATGGATCGCCGCACCAACAACACCCACGAGAAGCTATCTTAAGAGCCAATGAAAGCTCAACCTCAACACCAGCAACCACAGCAGTATCCTCACTGCCGTCGTCATCAGTGCTTGGTTGCTTCCCTGATTGATCTGTGGAGGATGTCGACGACGTTGTCTGCTTTTTTTCTGGTATGATCACCACGTTACCTTTAGCGTCACGAACAAGAGATGCCATAGCATAGTCATCTGCATTCTTTACACTAGTAGGTGTCACGTTCAGGGCGTAGGTGTTGGTGCCCTGTTTCTTTTTCTTACTGAACACTGTAGTAACACCGGTAACCTCACCAGAATAGATTTCATCTAGGTCAAGCCGTCCTTTGGAATCAAACTTCAGACTGCTCTTGTGGATGTTATATACAATAACATCATCAGAACCATCCCACAGTAAGCCCCACAAAGTACCACGCCCAGTAGTCTGTCCAGAATACTCGATGAACTCAGTAGCCTGAAAGTATATCTCTTCGCTTGGTTTAAACCCAAGGTCACTAAGACCGGGGAGAGTAGGATTTGCTTTAGTGCTGCGCCCACTCTGTTGATAAGTGGGCACATAGGGAGTGAACTGTCGGCTGGAGTGTGAGTCCTTGGTGAGCTTAGGTTGTGCCAAGCTTACGGTAAACAAGATACCTTCACGCAGATCAACAACCTTCTCTGGTTCAATGCCGTTACGAGCACACACCAAATCAATCATCTCACGCTCAGATGCCCACATAATAGAGTCACCACACCAAGCAATGGACAATGTACGCTTGTCGTTGCGTGCAAAGTTTATTGTCTGGTGCTCGGCGTCATACCATACCAAGGCATAAGATCCATGCAACTGTTCGAGCAGCGCAATGGGATCATCAACGATGGACATCTCATGTGCAATGTTCTCACTATCTACGGTAAAGTTACCGGAAGATGAGAGACCACGACGAGACAGCAGTGTGCCGTTGTGTGTCAGGGTTATGTGGTTGTGAGTGAATGGGTGTGCATACATATCAATGTGTGCACCGGACGTGGCGTGTCGATTATGCCCGATGATTGCACGGTTTGTGAGTGAGTACAGCCCAGTAGGCTGTGCTAATTGTAGAAAGTCAGCAGCATTGACTGCTCGCTTATATGTTGATACTAAGCCAGTGTTTGACACTGCACTTACACCAGTACTGTGTGCTCCACGTAACTGGTCAATGAAAAGAAGCTGCTGAAAAGCATCAACATGCTTCTTGTATAGATTACCGGCAACGCCTACCAATCCGCACATCTATTTATCCTCGCTCCGTTGGGGTGGCTACTGCTATATTCTCAGCAGAGGCAGCACGTACGGCTGCATCAAGAGCAGCTAAGATTTCTTCAACGTTGGCATCGCCAGCAGTACTAGGGCCAGCGTATTTAGGATTACGCTTAGGTTTAAACTCTTCGTTAACCATGAGGTCAATCGCATTGAGCAGGTTGTTCTGGTAGTACTCAAAGTACACACCATCCTCAAGGAGCTGACGAGAGTATGAACCAAACACACGGGTAATGTACTCTTCTGGACCAGTACGGATGTGCTTGAGTACAGTAGATGGAGACTTAACGGTAGCCGCGTAGTCAACCAACAGCAACAGGATACTCACCCATCGCATGATACGTGGTACCTCAAGGGTGCCCTCATGTGCACGGAACTCTACACTGCCACGCTCTTGTACTGAGTGCAGGTTAATGCCTGTGTACTTCTGCCACCGGCGAATAGCATGTCGAACATTATCTGAGTTACCATGTACAACGCTACGCATCAAAGACATTTGTTCTAATGCAGCTGTTACACCGGGGCAATAGATGTTATCGTAACGATCCTTACCGCCCTGCATATACAGAGCAGCCTCACTACCAACGTATGCCAGAAGCAGGGCTGCTAACTGTGTGGTAGAGAAGTCACGTACATCTACATGAACATGCAATGAGCAGCGCTCGCTGACGTTACAGTCAGGAGCAGCACGTAAGATACCAGTCAGTTGTTGCAGTGAGTCTCGCAGATCAGCACCGCCAAGGGGTTGTCGCAGTACCAACTCAACGCCGTTGTTGCGCAGAGAAGAGTCACCCTTGACTGCCCAATACTTACTGTCACGTATCTGTTGTGCATTCTCTACCTCTACCTCAATACCTACGAGGCGTGTGGTTGGAATAGATACATGTGCACGGGTCTCACGAATGTCAGGGGTCAGCCCCTCGAATAAATTATGCAGCTGCATTTAAGATTTCCTTTGTGAAGGCGTCAGAGATCAGGCCGTTTGTAATTACTGGTTCACCATTAACAATCTCTCCAACAATACGAGATCGTAGCATGATGCATGGGTTCTCATACTCACCGGTATGATTGATCCAGAAGTTGCGAGACAGGGCACAGCTTGTATTAGGCTTGCTTGTGGCAGCCAGCGCTTCGGCGTACGAATAATACGTTGGGTTATACATAGCCATGACTACGTCATAGCCAAACCGAACACCGCCCTGTAAGTTAAGGTACTTATCAACAATGCCACGACGCCACTGGCGAGCGGGCATACGACCGGCATAGAATGCTTTGTCTTTCTTAACACTGTATACCCCGGATGCAGGGAACTCATACACAATGGTTGGGTCATTGATACTGAGTGTAGTAGTCTCTTCTCCGTTACCAACAGTAACAACGAATCGATTACTACTACGCCCCTCATGTACCAGCATAGGTACAATCTTATCACCAACACGCTTGCCTAAGTAGCAACGTGCATAAGTACGTGTGATGTCTTCACTACTCATGTTCAGTTGTTTCATTCGTTAGTTTCTCCGCTGCATTAAATTATGACGAAAGAGTTTGAATATACCATGCCAGTAGCCGTCGCCCTGTTGAGAGTTCGCCCATGAGAATCCTCCGGCGACGGTGTTGCCATGCATATCTGGCTTAGGGCTCGTGTCCAACTGGTGTATATACCTGATTGGGTCCTTGGCCTGCTTAACCCAAACTTCCTTAGCACCGCACTCTTCCAGAGTCTTGATAAAGATCAGTGCACAGGGCCCGAGCGTTACCTTTAGTTCACTTGCCATTGTATACACCCACAACAGTGGTGTCAAACTTTGGTACGAACTGCACGTTGTTCAAGTACATGCCGCGATCAACAATAACGTCTACTGTGAATGGCAGTGGTCTTCCTGCCATGTGCCTTAGACTCTTATTAACGTGCTCACTGAACATTAAAGTGCGCAGCTTCTGTACCAGTTTGGTACGTGCGTCCTCCTTTCTAACTGTTACTACGTAACGTTTCATGTTATGGCATCTCCAGATTTAATTCACGGATAAGTTTCTTAGCACCACCAACATCAGATGTGTTAATGATACGAATGATTTCTTCCGGGTTGTAGTGAATGGCGTTAGTCACCGCATCTTTAGCACGATTGAACACCCACTCCATGAGGTCAGCATGGTTAAGCCAGAAGTTTGACAACGAGCGGTACTCTACACCGTAAGGTTTATTACGATAGGCACCCGCTGCGCCATACTGAGCACGTCGCTGTGTGTCAGAGTCCATAACTACTGACGGAATACCAAGAGTAATATCCATTGTGCGGATAATCTCCCGATTCTTTTCTACGGAACCCGCATCATATCCCACATGTACGTGGCCACCGGCTGTGCGCAGTTCCGTCAATGGTGACGGGGCGTTGTTCTGCTCACCGGTGTATGCGTTGAAGTCGGGATCACACCCAAACATCAGAGCCTGTCGACCAGATCGAATCAGCTCTTGCTTAGTGAAGCGATGACTAGCACAGATGTGCAGGTCTAGTGGTGCTACCTTAGTTCGTAGCTGATGCATCACGGTGGTGATGTTGGAAATAAATTCACGGCTGGTGCGTGCTGGCTCAATGTTAAACTCAGCGAGAACGTTGTCCTCTTGCAGCGCACCACACGCTACTGGGATGGGAGCAGTCTTCGTACCACCAACGTGACCAATGGCAGATACGATTGTACCGTGAGGGTCAATCAGGAATACTTCTGGGTCTGTACCAATTAAAATGTTCAAGGGTTATTCTCCTTTGTGTAGGTTACTTGCTTCTTAACTTCACTGGAAATCTGCTCAACGAGACGATTGTAGATTACCGGGGCTCGTGTCAGTTCCCATGAGGGTGTTCGACGCTCGTCCTCAGAAAGAAACAATTCTTCTAGGGCATCAGAGACGCCTCGGTTGATAGACGCATCAAGGGCGCGCTCGGTTATTAAGTCAAGCCCGACCTGTGTAATAACAGTCTCAGTTAGTTCTTCAACTGCTTTCTTAGTTGCTTTACCAAACATGATATATCCTATTTAATATATTTATAGTATATATACATACCAAATAATACTAATGGTAGTACTATATACCACAGCTTGATGATAACAATGGCACCGATAAACGCTGCCATCAATTTGAGATCAGTCTTTAGACCCTTCACTGTGCTTGCTCCCGTCATTCATGTGAGCATTGACACTAGATACAAACACGCTGGCTTTGTACAGTACCTTGAGTAATGCAATTAATCCGAAGTAAACTCCCACTAGTATACCAATGTAACCCGCTAGTGGTGCGGCCTTAGTACTCAACCAACTCACCGAGTACAGTAATGATAACCACGCAGGGTTAGCTACTTCACTAGCAAGCTGACATAGGTAGTTAATACCACCAACTACCACATACACTACCCACAATATAACACCTGCGATAGTTGCACCGCCTATCATATCATCATTGACTTTAATCTTGTTGAATAAGATAAGCTCCTGTTTACTTATAACTATCTTCTTGTAATCATTGTGTAAATTAGGATAGCGCTCCTTGTCCCGAGCATACTCACGTTCTCCTATTTTACGACCTTTATGGTCGAAGTAGTTGTACTCTAGTTCTACTCCGTCATATGGCACCCACTTACATATGTAAGACATGAACTTATCTGCTGCCTCAATAGGCATTGCATTACGGGCAGCTTGACGTAAGAACACGCCCAGTAGATATACACAGGGCAGCGCAAGCGTTACCGTGAATACTGTTACTACAAACCAGAATCCAATTAGATCAATCATTGTGTATCTCCTTGTCACTCATATGATTAGTAACTTTCTCTTTAAACTTCAGAGCATAGTAGATGTACTTGGTAGCCATACGTGCAGCCAATACTAACATCAAGGTCATGGCTACGTATGCGCTAGCCGGTGCTGTTACTTCTGCTGCTTTAGATACCCATGTAATGATACCTAAGCCTTCATCAAACCACCGCGCGCATGCCATTAACCACCACACCGCTGACATGACACATGACACCCCCCCAGCGGAGGTGAATAGCTTTTCAGGTATTTTTATTCTTTCACCGAAGAAAGTACAGTACGTGCTATGGTAACCACTAGGAAGACGATATGAATTAAAATCCCAGAACCAGTCATTAAAGCGACGACTGTCGCGGTAATCTGGTATCGCCCCAGCAATGCAGGGTATTACCAAAAAGAATATTAATAAGAAAAGCGGTGGTATTACACCTATATAGGTGAGCACTGACACGTTAAACCAATAGCCAATCAAGTCAATCATTATCTTTATCCTTGTACATTAGGTTGTTAATTGCAAGGGTTAGGGTGGCAGTACCTATGAGTACTATCACCAGTATTGTACTAAATAAAACAAACTCCCACATCACGGTCTCCTGTAGAACACATGCCGCTGGTGTGTGAACACATGAACAAGGACACTGCTCCACCGTGGAGATACATACACGGCATGGAAGTTAAGTAACTCAGTAGCATGTGGCACGCTTAGGTTTGTTTGGTAGTAGATGAATGAGTATGCTATCAGGTACGCCAGTACATAAGCACCCCTGTCATACGGGTGATCAACTCTACCATCCTGTGTCCAACTGAACTGACGGTGCTGCCTTACCACACCACACACGGTGTCCGGGTATGCACTGTGGAAAACCCTGTTCATCGTCACCTGTGCTACTAGCTCTTGGCCTAGCATGTCCTCACCACGTGCCTCGTGGTAGATGTTAAGTGCAAGGCACTGTACATCAGTCAAATCCTGCGTGAGTACATCACGTATGTACTGATCAGGAACAGACAGAGCAGCAACGTGCGTGCTGACCAGCATTAATAATGTGAGTATAAACTTCATCTATTTTATCCCGTGTCGTGTTACCATGCGGTGCCATTCAAGATTCAATGGTTCCCAGTAAGAGATGCCCCGCTGCTCGTGTCGCCAGCTGAAGCTGTTAATCGCATTAGCATATCCATAGTGTAGGATGATGCCATGCAAATCTGCCTTAGGTAAGCCGTGCGCTGTGGCGTGCTCATTACTAAGGCTCCCTACATAAACAATGTGTGCCCTAAGAACAGATGACGCAGTTGTTCCTCTGGCCGCGAGAAATTTATAAAGAACGCGACGAGCAGTGAGCTGCTGCTTCTCTGTCATATCTGCATACCTAATCATTGGATGCCTACCTTAACACACATACTGCGCCAGCCAGCACTGATGTCACCCAGCGAATAGTATCGTAGAGGGGGCACTTGTTTATAGGTACCCCAGAAAAATGCGCACTGTACCCAATTACTAACAGAAGTCCTGAGTAAGAAAGCTTCCATATCTGTCCCGGCGTTGGCTCTGGTGCAGCGGTCGAATGTCTCGATGTGTACACCCCTTCTACGTAGATAATCCCAGAATAACATGCGCACTGCACGCTGTTGCTTATCATTCATGTCCCGATATTTAACAGTCATGCTATACCCCTGCTTCTACACAGCTTCTCCCACTCATCGTGGATCTCACTCCAGAACGCGTGGCCCTCCGGCGTATCATCCCATATGAATGCAGTATCTATTACAGAACTAAGCCTGCCACCAGAGTACCTCAAGTACCGTACACCAAGCAGGTACTGAGCGATAGATTCTGGTGGTGTGAATTCTCTTTCACGTGATACATGAGCTGCTCTCATGGTACTCAAGAAGTGGGGAGGACTCACACCCCTACTCTTAAGGAATGTATCGAATGCAGCAAGACACAAAGCCCTCGATGTCGCAGGCATTTCAGAAAATAATAACATGCTATTCTATCCCCGCTTGTATACATATCCGGGCCCACTCATTGTGGAGTTCGTGCCAGTATGCGTTGCCATGCTCTGTATTGGCCCACGCAAACGCATCATTAATAATTTGTCTGATGTATTGGATGCCGTCACGATAAGGCGCCAACTCTAGCTGCCGCCACTGCTCATCGAGCTGTATTAAACTCCGAACGGGGCGATTGTTGGTCAGTCCGAGATCAACTAAATAGTTGCAGGAGTTAGCGAAGAATACACGCTCGATCCCTTTCTTTTTCAAGAAATCTCTGAAAGAAAGTCTTACCCTAAGCTTGGCCGCGGGGGGTAGGTCACCATACCGTACCATACTGCCCCCTTAATCTAAGTAGTTGTTGTAGATTATTACATCCACGCTGTACTGTGTACCACTAGCTGTACTCACACAGCTGTCAACTAAGTGAGCACACCAATGATGGAACAATAATTTTGCTGCAAGTTTCATAACGTTACGATCCTTAGTCCTTCACCACGTATCGTAGAGGCTGTCTTACCAGTGCCTGCCCAGCAGTTGGCGCGGTAAGCAAGGTACCAGTTGCTAGTCTCGTACTGACCCCACACAGTGAGCAACACATTCTCGCCAGCGGCAGCCATGGCCCTGCGTACCTCCATTGCTTTCTTCGGAGAGCTGAACTTAATGACTACCTTACCACGTAGTGGGACGAAGTTGATTGATGAAAGGTCCACGTTAGCGGACCGCTACAAGCTCAGCACCCATCTTACGTGCACGACTACCACGTGTAGCACGGAGGCACTTGAAGATGTCACCACTTGGTGTGACGTACCAGTTACGCCGCGACTTATGCTGCTGAGTTACTTCAACAACATCAGGTGTAACATTTATACGCTGCCCATTTACTACTACAAAATCAATCATTGCTTTCATGATTAGGTTCCTCGTTCGTTAGTGTTACTGAGTCTACTAAGGGTTCCAAGGCATCACAACCGACCTGACTAATCAGGATTCCATAAAACCAAAACACCTTAGCGTACCCAGATAGGTAGTTAACGGATACCACCATGCCGACTGCGTCGCCGTGTCTAACAAGTACTCCGGGCTTCAATTCGAGACGTGGCTTAGTGTTAATTGTTATCTTAGCCACGAGCTACCGCCCCTGTGCTTGTCGGTGGGCTGCTCGTATATCAGCAGAGAACTGCTTCAACTGACGCTCAGTATATGGGCCTTGCTTCAGCTCATACCCTGTCACGTTACGTGCAATAGCTAATGCCTTAGCTGTACGTGGATCTAAGTTTTCTTCCCAGTTAGTGTTCATCGCTTGGTTCCTCCACCAATTGTCTTAGTTTTGCATGAACTGCGTCACAGAAATCAGAGAAATCCTCTTCCTCACGCAGATCAGCACCTGTTGCTAGCTTTGTGTACTCACATGCAGTATCAACAACACTAGCAAACACATCATTCAAACGCACGAAGTCAGCGTTACTTATTGCTTTGTTACTCATCGCTGCCACCGTCAGTGTTGAGCACAGCATAATTGCCATGAGATTTACTGTGCTTAAGATCAAGCACTACCTTTTTACCCTGCTCCTTAAGACTACGCGCCGCATGTATTGAGCGATCAGCGGAGCCAGTAAGGCGCATCGGATATATGATTGTTGCTGCCATTAGTAATACTCCTTCGCCATCTTATCAGCATAAGATCGCATGTCAGCATGGTATGTACGTTGCGCTGTGTCTTCAATCTTACACGTAGCACCAGCATACATACTGTGAGACAAGCGTGTTGCTTGTGCATGACTGTCACAACTGTGACGTATAACGTTACCATCAGGTACGTATACAACTAAGGTTACATTACTCATGTCGTGCCCTCCTCGTACTAGTGCACATAATAAAGGGCACCCTTGAGGTACCCTTGATATGCAAACTACGCAGCTACGTGCAGGTCAGCGGTCAGACTGGCAATGAACTGTTCCAGATTGACATGGCCTTCGCTTGCTTCACGCTTAAGCTTGGCAACAACTGACTTGCGGTACTTCTCTGGATCAAACACGGCCTGCTCTGTGTCTGTCTTCTCAAAGAAGGGAGTACCCGCCGCCGCTGTTAAGATAGCCAACGGCTCGCCCTCGGTTTCACCATTCTTCTTCCAGCCACCGTTCCCACCGTACGCCTTCTTATCCCACTGCACACGGATATGGCTGGTCACCCAGTACTTCAACGAGTTACCACGTGCACTACGTGGCATGGCGTGGCACAGCTCGGTGAGTACAGTCAAATCACCACCATCATTCACGCGCTCGCCTTCGCCATTCACACCCAGATAGTGCGCAATACCTGACACAGCAACACGATGTATGTCTTCATCCAGCTTCTTACCAGCACGCTTAATGTATGTGATGCGGGTTTGACTGGCTTTTAAATCAAGGATTTCAATAGTCATAATAGACCCCTTATTCATTCCGGTTTAAGTGTATACTGCCAATCAATACACACTATGAACAGGAATAAAAGCCGCCCACCTAACAGTGCTAACGGCTTTCTATTTTTTCTCACGCCAACCAACTAAGACAGGTTGCTAATCTGTTTTTCGTAGAACGCACCATACCCACCGCGAAGCAGTGTATAGCGAATCAAACTATAGTCGGAAATGCTGGAATTATTTTGAACTAGCAGGTTCTCTGCTGGGGTCTCTGTTGTGTACCCGCCGCCGTTACTGTCTAGCAGACCGTGCCCCAGTGTACTGGCTACGGCTTCGGAAATAGTCGACACCCTTGAGCTTTCACGGTCCTCAACCACTGTTAGGCAGCTTTGGCCGTACATTCACCCAATAAACCACCCTACCACCTCACGCACGTACACGCTTTGGATTCACATAGGGCTGGAAAGGCTCTATAACCTAGACATACTACTTTCGCCGGTATGTCAGCGGGGCGCACCTTATGGAAAGAACGGTGCTAAGTAGGCCGCGCTTGTTTATAGTCAGCGCCGCGACCCATACTAGAGACTAGGCAGTATTCTACCCGCTTGCCCGGAGCAACACGCATGGCGTGCTATCAGTGACAATGGTCACATTGAAGGAGCCTGATTGCAAGCCCCTTTGTGTAACCATTTGTTTTCCCTTGTCAGGGAATGTTACGATACGAACACGATATACCCGCTATCAGTAGTTCGCATAGAGGCTATCAGCCCCTCAGCTTTAGCACTGGCATAATGACCACAAGCCAAAGCCCACTCACGAAAAACAAACGTCCCCTTGTACATGGTGTAACACCTCCGGTGCGGTTGCCTGTTTACAGGCTATCAGTTGAACACAGCGAAACTATTGCAGGCCCCGTGCCAAGTTTTGAAAAGATCAATAGAATCAAGGAGTTAGGGCATACCCATGTATATATAACCAGTATTTTAACAGTGTACTGAAAGTGTTACTTGTTACGATGGGTAACACCTTGATGAGTAGTACAGTAACACGGTAACAAAACAGGGTCTTACTACCATACTATGACAGTAATGTATATAGATAGGCGGAATATTTACTAAGTACTTGTAAACACTGGGGTTTATATAAACAGATATGCTTATAAAGGAGTGGGGATATAGTAGTGGATGTAATACAACATCAATCAACGATGATCTAATAGATAGAAGAATGATCATAGATAGATAGATAGAAGCAAGGTAATGAATCAAGATCGAAAAAAGAGTCATAGATCAAGATCAAGAAAAGAAGGGGATAGGGGGGATGTCATCTTTTTTATTACCTTATGCACTTCAGCTTAAAAATTTCTACTAGAAATTCTGACATTTACATAAATAAGTATTGACTTTTGATTAAAAATATGCTAAACTAAACAAAAAGGTTTATGTATTTAAAAGATACTAAACATAAACCCCTAAGGGTTAGATAACCTTTTTATTTATTTTCACATACGGGGGGATACTCTATTCCTCTACGTCTACTTCGTAGACTGTTTACAGGAATCATTTTATACTATGGATTCGACAAACAAATGGAGTATAACCGATGGCTCATAACCTAACGGCTATTGCGAGAGCAGTAGCTGAATCTATTTGGTCTATACTACCTCCGCCACCTAGTGGCTCATACTCTGATGATGATTACCCAGCTACCCCTGACTACAATGAGACGGGTGCTATCTTCTTTGATAGTGCAGCTGTTGGTGCAAATGATGGTACTAGCTGGACTGATGCATACTCTGATGAAGAGACAGCACTGAATGCACTATGTGCCTCTGCTGCTGGTACTATGCTAACCTGTCGTGGTACATTCGACATAGGTACAGGTATATCCCTGTCAGGAGATGGTGGGGTAGGTAACAGTTCCAACTGGTATGTATTCCGTGCTGATCCAGTTGCTGGGTGTGACATAACAGCATCTAATGATACTGGTATTGAGTTTGGTGGACAGGCTTATTGGATTGTACATGGCTTTAACCAGACTGGTGGTAGCCGTATATTCTCTTACTATCCGGGTGGTTCTAGTTCTGGTGGTGTAGACCACATGACGTTCCGTTATCTGACTGGTACTATGGGTGCTGGTGGAGATAACGTAGGTACTGTGCACATGGATACATCCAGTGCAGACTACATTGGTGTATTTGATTGTAACATCGTAGGTCCGGGTACGGGTACTCACGGTAACACAGCCTGCATATTCTTTAGCCGAGTACCACACTGGCGTGTATACAACAACGTGCTGAGTAATGCTCCTAATGGATTCTACTATAAGCACTTCAGTACATCTGCGTATGCCGGAACAGGACAGCAGTTCTTTGTGAACAATTATGTGCATACTTGTAACGTTGTCCACATAGCCTGTAAGGGCGCTACGTTCAACAATAACATCATAGATACTAACCTGTTGGTCGCTGATGATGGGGGCGGTGATAACGGCGCAGATGACAACACATTCACTCACAATACCATTACTGGGTACTTAGAGCTGTCAAACCTAGATAACATTGCAAACGGAAACACTGTGCGCAATAACATCATCGAAGGTAACTATCTTATTGTACCATACCAGGTTGCTGTGGCTTCTACTAACGTATCTGACTACAACCTGTATGGTGGAACTATCCGCTATCAGAATGATTCTGGTTTATCCCTAGCTGCATGGCTTGCACTTCCTACAGTACCAGCTGCTCAGGATGGCAACTCAATAGCAGGTAGCCCAACATACACAGGAGGAGCAAGTCCTACTACTATCGCTGGGTTCGCTTTATCAGGGGGCAATGGGGTAAGTGCTGCTAGTGATGGTACTGACATGGGTGCTGATACTACAACTGTGGGAGTTAACTAATGGCTACGTATAACGATACATTTACGAGAGCAGACGAAAATCCCCTAGCAGCACCGTGGTCGACTTGCGACGGCTCTGGCTTACAGCTGGTATCTAATCAACTGAAATCAGCCGCCGCTGGTGCAGGCCACGTATCAGCACTTACTGGCGAGAGCTGGGACAATGACCAAACCGCCGAGGTACAGGTAACAACAATACAGGGATATGACTTTGCTGGTCCTGTTATCAGATTCAATGCCACCAGTGGTGGTAATGGCTACGTGGGTATGGGAGAGTTTGGCGACGGGCGCTTCTACTGCTATAGGGTGGACAACGGTACATGGACAAGCCTTGGTTTCCGCTCTGTTACATTTTCAGCCAACGATGTTCTTAAGATAGGAGCAGTTGGTACAAGCATAACCCTATACGTTAATGATGTAGCACAGGGGGCGTCCTTCACTGATGCAACTCACACAGCTGGTTCTCCGGGCGTGGCATACAACTTCGGCGACAGTAACCTAACTCTGCTAGATAACTTTTCAGCAACAGGTCACCAAGCAGGCGTATCAGTAGTTCTGGATCAGGCAACGGCTGAGCCGGGTGATACTATCACATGGACAGAGGATTTCACTGGTACTGTAACCACAGCTACCCTGACTGATAGCTTTGGTAATAGTTGTTCACTGACAAGTATCACAGACAACGGAGACGGTACTGGTAGTGCAGTTATACCAACGTTGTCACAGGGTCAGGACTTTGTAATACTGGAGTCAAACATAACGGTGACATTAGGCGATGGAACTGACACAGCCACTGACACCATAGACATGACATCTATTACTGGGTACACAATACTCACAGTATCTGGTGCAGCAAGCGTGTTCGACGAGGAAGACTGGGCCTACGGATTCACTACAGCTATTGCCAACGGAGATCAGTTTGTGTACGTAACGGCTGACAGCAGCTTTGTTACTCACTCAGCTAATGGTGGATCAGATGCAACAGCAGCTGGTACATCAACTGGGTACACGATCGATGCAACTGATGGCGCAGTTACATCAATATCAATTGAGTATCTGTCAGGTGATGGTAGTGGTGATGTTCCAGTACTGTACAGACAGAGTGGTATGTTGCTTGGTATTTGGTTAGATGGACAGGGATACTCAGGATCTTTTAACGATATGTTAGGAAAGTACTTGACAGATCAGGGATTTTCTGGTACACTAAACGACAAACTAAATTCGTACCTAAATAGTCTTGGCTATTCTTCCGGTAGTCTATCTGACAAACTCAATCGCTGGATGAAGGGTAGCTAACATGAAACTAAACGCACTCAACCTTGAGATGAAAAACGTAAATGGGACATACCTGACCTCTGGTTTGTTCTTTGAGACTGATCAACGGGAACCGAAAGGTGCTGTATATACCTTCAAGGACGAAGACCTCAAGCATAACGGTAAGAAGTATATATCGTTAAAAGCAATCTATATGCAGTTTGACCATGTTCCAGAGATGGAATATGACTTCGCTAACCAATACTTAGGAGGATGGGAACACTGGCAAAAGATTTGTGAAAGCCCGGCAACGGCTCCGTACATTGAAAAGTGGAGAGAAGAACTTGCTATTAAAATCAGATCAGAATCCATCAAGGGGGTGATCCAGCAATCTAGGACGGAGAAAGGATTCCAAGCAGCCAAGTGGCTAGCTGAGGGTGGGTATTCTCCTAAGAAGCGCGGCCGCCCTTCTAAAGAGGAAGTCGAGCGGGAGGCTCGTATACAAGCGGGTGTTGATGAAAACATTGATGATATGTGGAAGAGAATCAACTAGTGCGTAAATCAGAAACCAAAGAACGGTTACTGGAGATAAAGGAGCAGGCAGAGGCGGACTTATTTAAGTTCGCCAAGCTTGTTAATCCATCTTACCAGTATGGTGATATACATAAGCGAGTCTTTAGATGGCTACAAGAAGAGGGCGACGGTCTTAAACAACTGCTGCTCCTGCCTCGTGGTCATCTAAAGTCTCACTGCATGGCAGTGTGGTGTGCATGGTGGATAACCAAGCATCCTGACACTATCATTGTATACCTATCTGCTACATCCGAGCTAGCGGAGAAGCAACTGTATTCAATACAGAACATGCTAACACATCCAAACTACTCACGAGTCTGGCCTGATATGGTTAACCCTGACGCAGGTAAGCGTGCTAAATGGTCAGCTACCAAGCTTGCTGTGGATCACCCAATGCGTAAGGTAAACAACGTACGTGATTGGACCGTTCAGACAGCTGGCCTAACGACTAACACCACTGGGTGGCACTGTGACGTACTGGTATCAGACGACGTGGTGGTTCCAGACAACGCCTACACAGAGGATGGGCGGCGCAAGGTCGCAGCGTCGATGGGCCAGATGCACTCTATCTTAAACCCAGCAGGTCTGCTCAAGGCGTGTGGTACTCGTTACCATCCGCAGGATTATTACCAGACAGTCATTGATACTGAGATCGCTATCTGGGATATGGAGAGTGATGAGATCATAGGGTACAAACCATCTTGGGATATTATGGAAGAGGTGGTAGAGATAGACGGCGTGTTCCTATGGCCGCGTACCTACATGTATGATGCCAAGGGCAACAAGACCAAGGCGTTTGGATTTGATAGGCAGGTACTTGAGGAGATCAAGGGCGGTTACACAGGTGACCCAGCACAGTTCTACTCACAGTACTATAACGATCCTAATGACGCAAGCCTAGACAAGATCAGCCGTGACTCCTTCCAGTACTTTGAGCCAACAATGCTACGAAGGTCTGCTGGTATCTGGACGTATGGCAGAGACAATAAAGAATTAAAGATCTATGCAGCCGTTGACTTTGCATTCTCACTGGCAAAGACAGCTGACTACACAGCCATTGTTGTGGTGGGCGTTGACTGTGATGGTAACTACTACATACTAGACATCGACAGGTTCAAGACTGACAGGATCTCTACATACTTTGAACGTATAGTATATCTCCACGATCGTTGGGGATTTAAAGTTCTACGGGCTGAAGCTACAGTGGCTCAGTCAGTTATCGTTAACGACCTCAAGGATTACATAAAGAGAGAGGGCCTTGTACTAAAGATTGACAGCTACAAGCCTACACGTAATGAGGGAACAAAGGAAGAAAGGATCTCAGCGATACTTGATCATAAGTATGAACAAGGTGCTATATGGCACTTCCAAGGTGGATATACACCAATGCTTGAGGAAGAGCTGGTGCTAAAGAACCCACCACACGATGATATAAAAGATGCCCTAGCTGCCGCAGTAGATGTTGCGGTTAAGCCATTTGATATGCGTGGGCGATCCACTAACCAAAACAAAATAATCTACGGCAGATTCGGCGGCGTCGCTGGGATTCGGAGGAACTAATGGCAGGAGATCTATTAACATTTACTAGCGGCACGGAAGAGGACTTCGTAGTTGCCGAGCAGGTAAGTGCTCACTATGTGGACTGGGCCAACCAGTTTAGTTCGCACCGAGAGCGCATGGCTGAAGTGCAGGAGTATCTTCAGGCTACGGATACGTCTGTCACAAGTAACGACAGCAACGGGTGGAACAATACCACACACATCCCCAAGCTGACACAGATACGTGATAACCTTTATGCAAACTACCAGACAGGGCTGTTTCCAAACGAGCAGTGGATGCGCTGGGAGCATGATGGTATAAACCCAGATGATGCCCAGAAGCGCGCAGTCATCGAAGGCTATATGGCTAACAAGACACGCTTCCCTGCGTTCAGAGAGGAAGTAAACCAGCTACTGTTGGATTACATTGACGATGGTAATGCATACGCTTACTCGGAGTATACCAGACTTACCCGTGTAGATGAGGTAACTGGCGAAGAAATTACTGTGTTTGAGGGACCAGTACCACGACGTATTGATCCAAACGACATCGTGTACAACCCAATAGCATCGTCTTGGGAAGAGACACCCACCATTGTTGTAAGCAACATGACAGAGGGAGATCTCTTGAAATGGGCTGAACGACAGAATGATATGGAACTTCTTGCTAAGGTGCACGAAGTAATCGAACGTAGGAACAAGGTTCGTAGTGGTGCGCTGACATCAGAGCAGACCAAGGACATGAAGAAGCTGGAGTTGGCCGGGCTTGGTAATATGTATTCTTACCTAACAGGCAACCTAGTTGAGGTACTTACGTTCTATGGTGACATGTATGATCCCATTAAGCGGGCGATCACGTACAACCAGAAGATCATAGTAGCAGATCGCACAGAGCTACTGATGCGTAAAGATAACCCAAGTTGGGTTGGTAAGCCAATACTACACTCTGTATGGCGTCGCCGTCCGGGCACGCTGATTGGTATGAGTGTTATGGAGAACCTACTTGGTATGCAGTATCGCATCAACCATCTTGAGAACATGAAGGCAGATGCACTAGACCTAAACGTCTACCCACCATTCAAGATTTATGGCAACGTACCAGAGTTTGAATGGGGACCAAACTGCCAGATCCACATACCAGACCCAGATGCTGGTGACGTTAAGCGGGAGTCTCCTGACTTATCAGCTATGTCCCTTGGCATTGAGATCAATCAGATCATGGATTGGATGGAAGAGTTTGCTGGGGCACCAAAGGAATCAATGGGCTTCCGTACACCGGGAGAGAAGACAGCCTTCGAAGTTAATCAGCTCATGACTAGTGCTGGTCGTGTATTCCAAGAGAAGATCACAAACTTTGAGGTGTCCCTACTTGAGCCGCTACTGAACCTGATGTTGTCAGAGGCACGCAATAACTTGGTAGGAAAAGACCTAGCTCTGATATTCAACGATGTAACACAGGCATCCAAGTTTGTAGACGTGAGTGCTACTGACCTCAAGACATCGGGCAAGCTACGCCCAATTGGCGCACGTCACTTTAGTGAGCAGCGTCAGCTGATTCAGAACCTAGTGGGTATTATGAACAGCCCACTCGGGCCTAAGCTATTGCCGCACATGTCAGGTAAGGACATCTATGTAGCTGTAGAGAATGCTCTTGGCATAGAGAAGTGGCGTTTGTTCGGTGAGAACAACGGAATAGCAGAGATGCTTGAGCAGCAGCAGTTCGCCAGAGAAGGTCAGGCAATCAATAATAGTGTAGCAGGTACGGAGTTAGGAGACTAATATGCAAGTTAACCGACGATGGTACACCAAAGATAACAAGGAAGAGATGCAAGAATTATTGATGCAGAATAAAATAATTCTTGACAAATTAAAACAGCTGTGCTATAATGGCGTCCAAGAGGGTGAGCAGAAGCGTAGGTCTCCTGCTAGGTTTGACGATCCTAATTGGGCCTATGAGCAGGCTTTCACTAATGGATACCTGCACGCCTTATACCAATTAGAAGATTTATTCACCATAACAGAGGACTAAAGCATTATGACCAGTAATGTCTTTGAAGATGATAACGGAGCAACTGCTTCCACACCCACACAACCAACAAGCTCTCCTGCACCAGATACCGACCAGTATCAAGAGCTGCTTAAGACAATCACCCGCGAGGATGGTAGTCCTAAGTATGATTCTTTGGAGAAAGCAATGGAAGGATTTAAACACTCACAGGACCACATCGCTCGATTGGAAGCCGAGAATCGTGAACTGCGAGAAGTATCCGTCCGTGCTAAAACCTTAGAAGAGATGATTACCAAGATGCAGGGTACTCCATCTCATGATCAGAATCGACAGTCGCAGGCGCAGACCAGCACTACTCCGACGTTGACAGAGGATCAAATTGCTGAAATGGCTAATCGGGTTTACGATAATCGTACTCGTGCACAGATAGTACAGGATAACTTGAACAAGTTTTCATCCTCCATTGGGGAGCGATTCGGAGACAAGGCACGCGAAGAGTTTAATAACGCTCTGAGCAATTCAGGTTTAACCAAGGAGCAAGTGCAAAGTATTGCATCAACCAACCCAGCAGCAGCCATTAAAATTTTGGGACTTGATAAATCTGCTGTTCCAGATACGCAGCCACGTAGTACTCAGCGTGCTCACCCAGCATTTAAAACATATGAGGGTGTGCCTGAGAAACAAGAAGGAGAGTCTAATTCAGATTTCTTCAAGCGTGTTGCTGCTTACTATCGGAATGGTGGGTGATAGCTAATTAGGGGATAATACATGGCTACCACTTCCACAAGTAATACAGACTTTATCGAAGCGAACATCCACTCGGCATTCGTTCTTCGTACGTTACCAGACAGTCTGTTGCCTATGGCATTCTACCGCAATGTGACGGATTTTGCTCGGGGTACTACCCTCGACATTCCTACCATCGGTACGGTAACAATCCAAGAGGTTAGTGAAAACGTACCTCTTGACTATAAAGCTATCGACTCCGGTACAGTGAACTTAACTATCACTGACTACGTCGGTAACGCTTGGTACATCACTGACGTTATGCGTCAAGATGGTACTCAAGTTGATCTGTTGGTTAATGCACAGGCTGAGGAAACTCGTCGAGCATTGGCTGAATACTTTGAAACTCGTTGCTACGAAGTTTTGAATGCAGGTCAAACATCAGGAGCAGCTAACAACGTCAATGGTTTTGCTCACCGTTTCAACGCCTCTGGCGATAACGATGAGATTGAAATTGCTGACTTGTCTTCTATGCGCCTGTCATTCGACAAAGCCAACGCACCTCAGGGTGGCCGTATTGCTATTGTTGATCCAGTTGTTGGTGCTTCATTGGAGCAAAAACTTTCAGCTAACTATAGTGTCAACAAGACACCTATGGTAGAGTCTGTCATGACTGACGGTTTTGTTAAAGACCACCGGTTCATGTTCAACATCTATGGCTGGGACGTTTGGACTTCTAACAAACTGCCTACTACTACAGAGACGCTGACCCACTGGGATGGCACTGGTTCTAGCTCTATCACTAACGGTGTGTGTAACATCTTTATGTGTGTGGGTGATGACCAAGTAACACCTCTGATGTATGCTTCTCGTCAGGCTGTTAAGACTGAGGGTGAGCGTAACAAGGATCGTCAACGCGATGAGTTCCTGACTACTGAGCGTTATGGTCTGGGTGTACAGCGAGTTGATACTTATGGTATCATCGTAACTAGCCCAACCGCACTGGACTAATAGGAGGATAATATGGCTAAAACATCACTTGGCACATGGGAAAGTAACACCGGCTTGGGTGTACAATCTCACTATGGTGCGCGTGGTACATCGGATGCTGGTGGCGTAATCGTCACCGAGGGCATTCGTAATGAGGTTCGTCTAATCGTAGATGGCACTATGTTATCTAACGGCGCATTGCCTTTGGCACGCCTGAAGATTCCAGCAGGCGCTAAGGTTATTCGTGCAGACGTTGCCGTGAGTGAGGCTTTCACTATTGGTGGTACTACACCAGCAGTTGAAATTGGTACTCAAGGATCAGAAGCAACCAACGGTTTCCAAATTACAGAAGCGCAAGCTGAAGCAGTTGGTAGCGTTGAGATTACTTCGTTCAATGGTACTTGGGCGGCTGAGTTAGCAGCAGAAACAACCATCGATGTAGCGTTGTCAGGCACCTCGCCTACCTCCGCTGCAACTGGTGAGATGTCTGTTACTATCACTTACGTCAAGCAAGACTAAGTAACAATACCCCTCACGCCTCAATGGATTGGGCAGTCCCGGTCGGGCGCACCAGAGGGGTTACTTTACAGGGGGCGTTATGCCCCTTTTATTTTGAAGGTGAGATATGCCACAATATACAGTACTAGAGCTTGTCAACGACATTCTTAATGAAGGTGACATGGATCCTGTAGATACTTGGAATGAGACCATCGAATCAACCCAGATTGGCAATCTCATTGAAACAGTATTCTACGAGTATCACGCATCCAACGTAATACCGGCACAGATGGAGCTAGCTAATCCTACGGCAGCAGCTGGTAATACTTACTACACAATACCAACAGACGTTATGGAAATCCAGTGGATTCTGTTGGATGATGGTACTTCTTCTAGGAAGAAACTAAAACACCTAGAACCAAAAGCATTTATAGATATACTAGACACATCAGGCACAGCAGTAGTAGATCCTAACACAGGCGTTAGCCTAGAGTTTAATGTCACTACCGATCCAGAGTACTGGACATCCTTTGACGATGAGTATATCTGTATTAACAGTTACGATACTACACCACCAGCGGTAACAGAGCTGTTGATGTATGTACGTAAAGAGCCGAGCATAACAATAGCAGACGCTACTATCCCTGACATACCAAATGATAGCATTGCACATTTCAACACAGAGGTAAAGACCCGTGCGCTATATATGCTTAACCTTGAAATTAACCCACTAGTAGAAATGAAACGACGAGAGCTTGCCGCTATTGCGTCACGACGTAATTGGGTAGCTGATGGTAAAATCCGTACAGCTAACTATGGACGTAAGGGCAGGACTTCTCGACGCAACGTTCAATTGAGGAAATAAACTATGACAGAACGAGTAAAAGAACTTAAAGTATTGAAAGCAGGAAACGGTAACATGTTCCGTATTGGCTTTGAGGGCGGTGGCGAAGTACCACGAGAACTCGATGGTTTGTGGACCAGTGAGCGAGTTGCTAGCATGGCAGTAGATGCCTTCCTATTGAAGGAAGAACGTGCCAAGGCCGAGAAGAAGACACGTACCAAGAAAGAACCCGAACAACTAGAAGCGTAAGGTAATTACCAATGGCTCGATCTTACATAAGTCCTGTGTACGGCCCGAATGGCTCTGTGTCCTTTAACTTTAATGGGAAGAACTATCCTACGTACGCTGGTGCTCAACGTGCTATGGGTACTGGTTCTGCTGAGTTAGGTGGCAATGCACAAATAGGCGGTGACTTCGAGCTAGGTTCCTACACGTACGTTCCTCCATCACAATCAGACGTAGGCAATAGACAGCTGTCTCGTTTAGGCGCGGGTGCTGCCCCATCTACAGCAGGTGAGGCTTTGTCTGTGTCTGATATGGTTACCGATGCGTCAGATAATGGAGTAGCCCCACATGCCAGAGGAACTTCTGGTTACGGTGCTGCTCCTGAGTTTGAACAAGACCTTGTAGTACAGGCACTGCAAAATCAACAGCGTATTCTTCTTGAGGAGGAGATACGTAACTTCTCCATGGGAATGATTACAGATTCATCTCCTATGGTAGAGATTAGCAATGCTAGCTCTGATGAACAAAACATAGAAATCATAGAAGATGGTTCTCGCGCGCGTAGACGTGGACTCAGTTACGAGGCCAGCTTTGCGCGTAGCACAGCAAATCACACTAACGTAGTATCCTACTTGTGGTACCACGCAGAGGATGGCAACCCTTATTTAGCAGTACTGCGTCCAAGTTCGACTAACTTATCTACTGCCACTATGGTAGTTAATACACACGATGCTAGCGATCCTGTTACATTAAGCACAGTGCTAGACAGTAACACAACAGCAGCTACTTACTACACATCCAACAGATCAGCATCTGAGTGGGGTGGTGACTTATATCTACCACAGGGCAGTGAGTCCACATTCGATGACTACTGTGGTGTAGCAATGTACTACAACGGGGCTACACTTACGGCGGTACACCGTCCAGTATTCATACGAGACTACTGGGGCGTTGATGATGGCTATGCTATATCCGATCGTCCAGCATCTCTTACTGCTAATCACCTATACAACCTAGTCAATCAGGGCTGGACCTACGAGGACATTGAATCCTTCCACACAACCATGAGCCTGTACCCAAGCAACGGAGATATGCCATGGTATGGTAAACTTGGTAATAACTACCAACAGGAAGAGCTTAACACAATCCCAGCACCTAACGGTGCACCAAAGGGATCTGTAATTATAAGTGCACAGTCGTTTGATCGTACTGCGTCTAGTCTGGTAGTGGATGCATTCGCTGCACAAGGAGCCTTGCTCACGTCTAACATATCTACTGATGATGATCAGTCCCTGACGTGGAAGTTCTGTGCTGAATTTGGTGGTCGTATAGTTTGGGCAGCACAACGAAAGAATACATATGCCCGTACTGGTAGCTCAAATGACCAAGTACCTGACATGGAGACAATCTTGTTCTTCAGTCGTTCTGTTACTAACCAAGCTAAGGCAGTGTCTGCAACTGATCCTGCTGGAGACTCTACTGATACCTCTACAGCATTCTCATGCTACTCAGTAGTAGACCCAACATCTGAGTTCTTTGAGGCTACGTCTGCTGACGGTGGCTTCTACTCTATACCAGAAGTTGGTAAGATTATGGGCATGAAGGCAGTTGGTGGCGCGCTGGTTCTGCTAGCAGACAATGGTGTTTGGGTATTAGCAGGGGCTGGTGGTGTGTTTGATCCACTAAACTCTGTGATAAAACGCGTAGGTAATGTTGGTTGTGAGAGTGAGAAGTCTATTGTAGTTGCACGTAACATGGTATTCTTCAAAGGACTGGATGGTATATACTCCATCGTCGGAGAAGAGGGCTCCGTAGTAACACGCAAACCTAGTAATAAAAAGATTGATGTGTGGCTATCTCAACGACGTGGTCAGTTCCAAGACGCAATATATGATCCAGTGAACTCTGAGGTACGCTGGCTGGTGCATAAAGGTGTTGAGCCGGGAGCAACTAACTGGGCAGTGACCGGTAATGAGCTACGCCAAGAAGAATTGATATACAACGTCGCCAAGGGTACCTTCACTAAGAACAGGTTCCCTAATGTGACGCTTACTGTATCTGCTGCCCCAACAGCAACAGCTGTAACAAGTGGCACATATATTGCAGGATATGTTGCAATCCCTACCCCAGTTGTGGTAAACTTACCAGATAGAAATGATGGTACAACTGCTGACGAGGATGTAACTCGGTACACCCCAGTAGACCTGCGTCGGTCAACTATCAGTTTCAAGTACTTGATCGTTGATAGTCTAGGTTACACGTTCGCTGACTACACTGCCGATACATACACAGACTTCACTACTACAGCTAATGAAGAGATGCCGGGGTATCTTATCACCTACTACGACACAGATGGATCTAGCGGTAGGCGCAAGCAAGTAGGACACATTACTACAATGTTCTATCGAACAGAACTTGGAGTAGAAGATCCGGGTGGTGGTTATGTAGCAGCTAACCAAGGTAGTTGTCTGATTGATTACTACTGGGATGGTGACCAACGTACACCGAACGAGAACTCTACACGCAGGCAGGAAGCATACAGATTAAATAGGGACTATACAATTAGTGGTGCATCTGATCCATTTGACTATGGACAGGCAATAATAACAACAAAGACTAAGCTACGCGGCCGCGGCCGTACGCTACAACTAGAGTTTAGAACTAGTACTGATAAGGATCTTCAATTGATAGGTTATTCAATAACCAAGAAGACCAATAGGAGAAGCAGATAATGGCCTATAAGAGTGAACTAGGCGAAGCCATTGGTACCGGTATTCTTGCTGGACTTACATCCGGCAACCCGCTGGTCGGAATTGCATCCGGCCTGCTAAGCTTGTTTACTGGAGTGTCCAATGCAAAGGCAGAGGATACTTATAACGCCGAGCTTAGTGCATTAGCAGCCCTTGAGGCAGATAGGCGTGAAGCAGCAACAGAGTTGCAGGTAGAGAGTAATGTACTTCGCCACGAGCAGGATACATTTGCTGCTGAGAGGGATCGCCGCGCGTTTAGTTATCGAGAAACTATGGCATCTATGGGGGTAACTTCCTTTGCTGCGCAGACAGGACTAAGCGGTAGCTCAATTGAGAAACAGGCGCAACAAAGACTTGACATAAACTATGCCAGAGGTATACAGGATAGTATCAGAAGCCAAGAACTTGCTGACACTTTATTTGGTAAGGCACAGCTACAACTAGAAATCCTTGGTGGCATTACTGATCCTAACAACCAGTATGGTACAGTTAGTGGGGGTAGGGAAGATCTTATTGAGAGACCACAACCAACGGGTATAGCAGCAGATGGACTATTCGCTGGTAAGGAAAGTGAGTACCTAGACATATATGGTCCAGCAAATGCACAGCTATCAGATAAGGAAGAATCCTATTATGGTGATACTGGTCCCGGCACTGGTGTCGTTACTGATAAGCAAGAAGATTACTACGCTGCCTACAACCAACCAACTACTGATATTACCGACAAGCAAGCAACATCGAGTGGTAAGAAGTTAGTAGGCAAGAAGACTAGCTTACCATTCAATCCATTTGCTACGTTTTAAAAAGAGCTACTAATGGCTAATAAATTTATACCAGATTACATTGAAGAAGACATCAATAAGTTCCATCCAGATAGGAAGGATACTCTTGAAGTAGAGCATTTGATCTCAAATCAAAAGTCTGTTCTTCAGGGAGATGATCTTCTTCTGAATGATGCCGCAGGACAGGTAGGCTTGTCCATGTCAACACAACGCGCACAGCTAGAGAGGTATAAGCAACAGCAGGTAGAGTCAGCCAAGGCTGGTCAGGTACAACACATCATTGATCGTGCCATACGTGGTGAGGAAGTAGATCCGCAGGAACTACAGGAAGAGCTATTAAATCCAGCAGAGGGGTATCGATACTACCAAGCATTGGTGCGCTCAAATGATGATGGTGCTGCGCTGTCCAACGATCAAGTAAAGAATGTAGCAGCTAATCTGTATACCCGTAATCTGATTGCATCTGCTACTGATGACGCAGGGATCATGGAAACTGTAGCTAACGTAGCTGGATTGATAGCCCTGCCACGGCAGACGTATGTACTTGCTAAGACATTCCCAGAGGAGCTGGGTAGTACAGCCATTGATAGTGGTGATTTCGTAGTCAACTTCGCACGACGCTTCCGCGATCTGCCTCCTGAGCAGAAGATAGAGGTAGCTCGTGAGGTATTTGATCGTACTAAGTCAGCAACTGATAATGAGTTGTTGCAACTCACACAGCTTGTGGACCTGCTGGGATCAGACGTAGTGTCAGAGGATGTCGCTAAAACTTCCTACTTCTTGGATAAAATAGATGTTGCTACCTTTGGTCTAGCTGGAGTTGGCGCGGCCACAGCCCTAATAAAAGGACGACGTGCACTTAACGCAGTAAAGAATG